AGGATGGCTTTTGTGACATGTCAGCATCTAAGAATTATGGATCATGTCATCTTCAAGCCGGGGAAGCAATACCAATCCGCCCGTTAGATTTTTTAAAGTTAGATAGGTGCGATCTTATTAAATTGGATTTAGAAGGTCATGAGCTCTTTACACTAAAAGGTGCAATACAAACAATACAACAATTTAAACCAACTCTAGTACTGGAGGTTTGTCCTGGTAATATGGCTAGGTTTAATTACCAACCGGCAGATCTTTATAAATACTTAGATGAAATTAATTACAAAGTTATACATAAGAGAGGTAAAGAGGTTTTATTGGATATAGTTTGTGTGCCAAAATAATAAAAAATATGAAAGTACGGATATTTATTGTAACTTATAGAGATGATTTTCCTTGGTTAAAATATCTCTTGAGAAGTTTGGAAAAATATGCTGAGGGATTTTCAGGCATTACTATAGTATCTGATTATATATCTAGTGAAGATACTATACCAGAAGACACTCTTAATGTAGTTAAATCGATTCCTCTAGATGTATTTTATGTTAAACCACCAGATAATACACCGTGGTTATCAGAGGAATGGGGACCAGCTAGACCTGGTTATTATTGGCAACAGTGGTTAAAGTTAAGCTGTTTTGATTATTGTAATGAAGATATTTGCATGCAAATAGATTCTGATTGTATATTAAAGAGTAAGCTTACACCAGAGGATCTTCAAAGTAAAGCCGGTAAGTGGTACTGGAATTTTCGACCGTGGTCTTCAATACCAGAACCGCGATGGAAGCTCTATACAGATAAGATGATCGGTATGGAAACTGTTAATCAAGGCATGATGGATAGAACCTTCATATTTACTAGAGACGTAACAAAGAGACTTTTAGAGTATTGTGGTAAGCAATTTGATCTACAGGAATTAACTTGGGAATATATTAGTGGAAATAAGATTAAGTTTTCTGAATATTGTATGTATGGTTCTTTTATTGAATTGATAGATAAATCACCAGCATATGAGGTAAGAGTGTTTTCTAGTGCTATGGAATATAGAGGAATCAAGGAGCAGTTTAGTGTTAAATATTGGTCTTATGGTGGAATGACTGAAGCTATAAAGAAAGAATATGAAAGCTATTTAGAATAGGTGTAAATTAAAACACAAAATAACCAACAAAGATTTTAACTATTCCATAGATCCAGCTCAAACGCCCTCCTTCTAACCAGTCCCTTACGTATCTTACCGCCAGCTATACGATACTTTGGAAGCACCTCTCCTACGCTATCGTAGTTACCATCGTTTAATCTGCCTGGCTTACCAACTAGCTGGCTGAGAGCTCCTCTACCACAGTTGTATGTAAAGCACGTTAACGCTGCTAACTGATTACTATTAAGTGGTACCTTGACAATAGACTGTACTACCCCTTGCGTCTCCCTTAATTCTCTTGCAAGAAGACTACTGGCTTCTTCTTCGGTTATATCACCTTTATTAACAGCAGGGCCTGTATGCCCGTAACCAATAGTCTCTTTACCACCTGAACAGACATATTTCTTTGATCTGAACCCCTCAAAGTGCTTAACGCCATCTAACATCTCATTCCATGCATCTTCTTCTGAAGCTAGATCATATTTAACCTTTGGCTTAACAAGCACAGGTTCTGTTGGTTCAGCTTCCTGCTCTAAATCCTTTAGGACCTCTTCTGCAGCTGCATCGAATGACATATCAGATATTTGCTTATCAGCTATCTTAATAGCTTGTATCTTTTGCTCAATAGGCTCATTTTTACTATCAATTAAACTCTTAATATAATCTGCCTCATAAGCACCTGCACCTAGAGCTAATAGTGATAGCACTACCTCCTTTACTCCTTCGTCAAATTGTTCAGTCATTCTAGTATATTTATAGCAAAAACCAATAAATATTTTAGTATAGTGAAAAAGCTTTGTTTTATGGGTAACTGTCAAACCTTGACGTATGCCTGGTATCTAAAACGTTTGCTACCAGATTTAGATGTTATGTGGTTGACCAGTGAACGATTCGCGAACGCTAATTGGTCAACAGATCAGTTGTGGAGTTCTACCGATCGTATATATGATGCTGAAGAGGTGCGCAATATACTCGAAGAAGGCTGTTTTTTAATATCTAATCATGATAATAAAAATAAATCATACTTTAAGGGTAAGTACCCACACACAAATATAAAAACTATAACTTGCATTCATGAAAATATAGATGGTATGAAAGAAAGGGAGTTAGATTGGGATATAGATATTAAACTATCAACTATTCTTGAGGATATAAAAGCCAATATGTTAACAGCAAACCACCCAGATACCTATACATTTTTACTAATAATAAAACAAATATGTGATCTTTTAGATGTTCCGTTTTTTAATGCTGAAGATTATGATAAATATCTTAAGAAAGGTTTTCCGTTTGAACAAAAATAAAATAATTAGATATCTAGATAAAACATCTATACGTTTATGGGTGATAAAATGTGATCATCAAGCGTATGTAGAAATAGGTGGTTAAGTTTGTAGATAAGGTCTTATAACAGTATAAATACTAATATGTCAAAGAGATCTTTTAAACAATTTTTCAATGAAGAGTGCGGATTACGTCACAGTGATGAAGAGAATATGCCTGAGATTAAGTACATTGGTTACATTAACAGATGGCATGCAGATCCACCTGCTGAATATACACAACACTTAGAGAATTGTTGTGAGACTGTCTCACCCAGGCCTGACTATAGCTACAAAAAATGCCCTACCGTTACAAGAAAAGTAGGCCGTAATCGTGAGGAGATTACATGTAAAAAATGCGGCATCCAATGGATGGTTGAGTCGTAAAATTATCTGCCTAAAAAGTGAGAAAATAGTCTGTTATTGAGTGAGGTTGTACTAAATACTTTCTGAAGAGAGTAGCTGGAGTTGGCTGCTTCATACACTATAATTAAAATAAGAACATGAACTATACATCATTAACAGACAGCATGCAGTTATCTCATAATCAGAGAAATTTCAGTATTATTAATAACCAGTCTGTAGTTAACTTTCAATAGAGATTTAATAAAATGATATTTGATGAGCAGGTTTCAAGGAAACCTAACCAATACCCATGGACAGAGCAGTTCATTGAGTCTATGCACAATGGATTCTGGACTGATAAGGAGTTTACATTTAAGTCGGATGTACAGCAGTTTAAGGTTGTATTAAACGACCAAGAGAGAGAAATCGTAATTCGTTGTCTATCTGCTATTGGTCAGATTGAGGTAGCAGTTAAGACTTTCTGGGCTAAACTAGGCGATAACTTGCCGCATCCATCTCTTCAGGATCTTGGATATGTTATGGCTAACACTGAGGTTATTCATAACAACGCATATGAGAGATTGCTTTCTGTGCTTGACATGGAAGATATATTTGAAGAGAACCTTAAGTTAGACTTTATACAGGGCCGTGTTAAGTATCTTAAGAAGTATACACATCGATTCTATAAGGATAGTAAGAAGCAGTATCTATATGCTCTTATCTTGTTTACTTTGTTTGTTGAGAATGTTTCGCTGTTTTCACAGTTCTATGTTATTAACTGGTTTGCAAGGTTTAAGAATGTTCTCAAAGATACTGATCAGCAGGTAAAATATACTCGTAATGAGGAGAATATACACGCTATGGTAGGTGCTCGTCTTATCAATACCATTCGTGCAGAGTACCCTGAATTGATAGACGACGAGTTAATTGAGCGTATTTCACATGAAGCAGAAGAGGCATTCAAAGCTGAGGCTAAAATCATTGACTGGATGGTTAATGGTGTTGACGAAGAAGGGCTGTCTGCTGATGTACTAAAAGAGTTTGTTAAAGGTAGAATTAATGATTCACTTGAAATGATTGGATTTAATCCTGTATTTAACATTGATAAAGCTAAAATAGCCAGTACAATATGGTTCGAAGAGGAGTTACTTGGTAACTCTATGACCGACTTCTTCCATGGTAAACCAGTTGAGTATGCCAAGAAGAACCAGTCATTCTCTGAGGATGAATTATTTTAAACTGACATGAACAAACGTATATATTGGCTTAACAAAGACTCGCGTAAATTTCTAGAGCGTGGGTACTTACTAGAAGGAGAATCACCTGAACAACGTATTAGGGGTATAGCTGAGCATGCTGAAAAAATCCTTAAGATTAAAGGTTATGCAGACAAGTTTGAAGACTATATGCGTAGAGGTTTCTTT